CAACGCCGAAGCGCAGCGAAGAGTTCTCGCGTGCACGTGCGCGTGCCGCGCACGCTTTGGCGGAGCAAGGGCTGACGATTGTCGATTCGGCGGACGTGGCTTCAGCGAATTTGGCGAACGTCAGAGCTCGTTACCGGCAATGGCTGGCAGGGAAGTGGAACCAGGCGGTCTATGGTGATAAGCAGCAGCAAGTGGCTATACAGGTCAACCTGAACCAGGCGCACCTGATGGCGTCAAAGCACGCCGATGCTGTAATCGCCGTAAACGAAGATGACAACACCTTAGATGTTGCACCGCACAACGGGTAACCTGTCGCGCTGACGCGACACTCTGGGCTCCGCGCCGCTGGCGCGCCCCCCCTTGTCGATTTCGAGGGGGCGGCGTTGGCGCGGCACCCCACACGCGCCACTCGCACTTCGTGCAATGGCTAATGTGGGCTCGCTCCATGCAATGGCTAATGTGGACTCGCCCCTCCCCACCTACCGCTTATCCGTTCGTCGGCTGGCGTCAAAAAAAATTCTGATAGCGATTACAAATGACTGTAAACGTGGTGTAATTGATTCACCAACAAAACACAGGAAGAAGTGATGAAATCTACGAACGCAACATTGATACTTGGCGGCGCAATGTTTGGCGCTCTCTACGCGATCATGGTTTGGGTGGCGCTATGAGCGTTTACGCTTACTTGCGCGTGTCCACGGATGAACAGGCCAGCGGTACGAGTTTGGATACGCAGCGCCGCGAAGTGGAAGGCAATGCACTCACGCATAACCTGATCATTGATCAGTTCATCGAGGACGCTGGCGTGTCAGGGCATTTGGGATTCATTGGTCGTTTGGCGGCAAACGGTGTGACGCTGAAGCGCGGTGACGTTGTGATTGTGGCAAAGCTGGATAGGTTTAGCCGCAACTCGATGGACACGTTGAATGTGGTGCATGAGTTCAAGCGTGATGGGATAAGGTTGATCATCAACGGTCATGGCGATGTCACGGACGAGAAGAACATTTACGGGCAACTGATGCTTGAGATCATGGCGGCATTTGCCACCCACGAGCGCAGAGTGATCAAGGATCGCCAGCGCACCGGGCAAGCCGCCAAGAAGTCCCAAGGTGGTCACGTTGGCGGCAAACCGCCGTTTGGTTATGCGGTAGATGGTTCAGGTAAGAGCGCAAGGCTTATTCCTGTGCCTGAACAGCAGGAGGCGCTGGAAACGATTAAGAGCTTGGCGGGTCGGTATTCATTGCGCATCATTGCTTGGGAAGTCGGGCGTCGCCACGGTGTTAAGGTTTCGCATACCGCTATTCAGAAGGTGATCAATCGTGGATGCGTCTAATGATTTGGTGGCTGTGTTTCGCCAGGCGCTTAACAAGTACCGCAAGAACGCGCCGCTGTTTGTGCGTGAAGTTTTAGGGGTAGATCCGGATGCTTGGCAAGATGAGTTCTTGGCGGCTGTAAGCAACGGTGAACGGAAGATCTCGATTCGCTCAGGCCATGGCGTAGGAAAGTCCACGGCAGCGTCTTGGGCGATGCTGCACTTTGTGCTAACGCGTTACCCGTCCAAGGTGGTGGTAACCGCGCCTACGAGTTCGCAGTTGTATGACGCTTTGTTTGCTGAGCTGAAGCGTTGGCATAAGGAGCTACCTGACGCTTGGCGCGAGTTGCTTGATCCGAAAACCGATCGGATTGAATTGAAAGCATCGCCCACTGAAGCGTTTATTTCAGCCAGAACATCCCGCGCCGAGCAACCCGAAGCCTTGCAAGGTGTGCATTCGGACCATGTGATGCTTGTGGCGGATGAGGCATCAGGTATTCCTGAGTCCGTGTTCGAGGCGGCAGCGGGTTCTATGTCGGGGCATAACGCTGTGACGATTTTGTTGGGTAACCCAACGAAGTCCAGCGGGTTTTTCTTTGACACGCATAACCGATTGAAGGATGAGTGGTGGACACGTCGCGTGTCCTGCTATGACTCTAAAAGGGTCAGCGACGCTTATATCAAGGATATGGCGTCAAGGTATGGCGAAGAGTCCAACGCTTTTCGTGTTCGCGTCTTGGGTGAGTTTCCGCGTACCGATGACGATACCTTGATTGGCGTTGAGTTGGTGGATAGCGCTTTTCACCGTGATGTTGAAACAACGGATACACAAACGGTGTGGGGATTGGATGTGGCGCGATTTGGAACGGACGCCACGGCGTTGGCAAAGCGTAAAGGTAATGCAGTGACCGAGATACGCAAGTGGCGTGGGTTGGATTTGATGCAGACCACGGGCGCGGTGGTCGCTGAGTACGAGGCCATGAAGCCAGAAGACAGGCCCGTTGAAATACTTGTCGATTCGATTGGCTTAGGGGCCGGTGTTGTGGACCGCTTGCGCGAATTGAATCTGCCTGCGCGTGGGATTAACGTGGCTGAGTCTCCCGCCATGGGAACGATTTATGTGAATTTGCGTGCTGAGCTATGGGGAAAGATGAAGGCGTGGTTGGAAAAGCGCGATTGCAAGATACCTAAGGATGAGTCGTTATTGGCGGAATTAGTTTCGCCACGCTATTCGTTTAATAGCAACGGGAAGATGAAGCTAGAGAGCAAAGACGAGATGAGAAAGCGCGGGATTGGATCGCCTGATATGGCTGATGCTTTGGCGTTGACCTTTGCGAGCGATGCAGGAACAGCGTTGTACGGGAAGGCTTACAACTCACAGTGGGGCAAGCCAATTAAAAGGAATTTGAGGGCAGTTGTTTAATCGAGAGGGGTAGAAATGGCGAAACGAAAAATGCGCAGATCAGAAAGCAAGAAGATGATTTTTGATTATTTGAAGGGGTTGAAGAACCCTGTGAATGCTTGGCATTTGGCGGCAAAGTTTGATATGACCACCAAAAGGATTGATCAGCTCATGACCGAGTTGGCGGGGGATGATCTGATTGTGAAGTCCAAGGGGATAAAAGACGTTGAGATACCCTGGAAGAAAGTGATGGTGAACTATTTTGAGGTTAAGGAGCAGTACAAGACCTTCAAGCCTCGTAAGCCTAAAGCGCCCGTACTGTGGCATAACCCATTTGGCATTAAGGCGGCGTGATGGATAGGGAAGACATTATCCGCATGGCGCGGGAGGCTGGACTTGATCCTGACCTATGGAACTACACCGATGCTTTTGAACGCTTCGCCGCCCTTGTTGCTGCTGCCGAGCGTGAGAAGGTTGCCCGCTGGCATATCGGTTCCGGCTACACCACAGGCCACGGCGACACCATTGAAGACTTGCTGGTCGAGTTGGAGTGGCAAGTTCGCGAGTCCGAGCGTGAGGCGTGCGCGAAAGTGTGTGAGGATCGTGAAAGAGCGAATCTGTACGGCGTGAAGGAATGTGCCGCCGCCATACGAGCAAGGGGAAACACATGAACACATACCCACGGGTTTATCTTACCTATCACGGCGACGGAAACGTTGGCATCGGCACTCCACCGGATGCGTCTGCGCCGCTGGTCATGGGTGAGCCTGTTGAGCACCTGCGCGTCAGCATGAAAGACTACCTCGCGGGTGAAGCTACCTGGCGCACGCCCGAAGGTGACCCGCCGCCACTAGGCGTGAAGATATTGTTGCTGAATCCCGGCGGCGTGTGCGTCATTGGCACCTGGTCCGAATGGGCGGTTGCCTGGGCGCCACTGCCGAGGGTGCCTCAACACATTAAGGAGGTGTTGGCGTGAAAGATTTGACGATTGGCGATGTGATGGGCATCGCCAGAAGAACGGGGTTTGATCAGCACGCAGAGAATCTTTTTATCTTTGCGGCGCAGATTGAGTTTGTTGCAGGCGAAGCACGCTTAAACCATTGCATTGAGTTGCTGGAGAAAAACGGCTACGACGATGCTGCGGAACTATTGAAAGGACAGGGATGAACCTGAACGATATGGCGAGAAAAGCCTGGGTCAATGGATTGCTAGAGAACTTTCCACGAGGCGAGTACGAGAAATTGCAATGGGAAGTGCTTGAAGAAATGGTGATGGAGCTGGAGCGCCGCACGCGTGAACTTGTACAACTTGCCGAGCTTGAGCGTAAGCGTTGGGGGAAATCATGAGACCTGTAACCATTCTTGTTCCCGCTTATAAGCCTGAGCACCTATACACGACACTAGCCAGCATTGACGCGCAGACCTATCCGCGCATCAAAGTCATCATTGGCAATCACAGCCCTGATGAGAATGACCACCACATGATCAACGATATGGCGCAGCGCTATGACTTTGAAGTCATTGACACGCACCTTATCTGTCCTGGCGACCAAGTGGCGCATTACGCTTATCTTTGGGATCAGGCAGATTCCGATTTAGTGCGCTTTGTGTATGACGATGATGTGATTTACCCATCTTCAACGTCCTACTTGGTCGATTTGGCGGATCATCACCGCGACGCCGTGATGTTTTGGCATCAACGCCATTGGATTGACGGTGCCGGGCGTTTTCTTCGCGCACCAGGTTTTATCGATCAAGATGAACTGATGAAGTCATCACGCGAAAACATTCTGCGTTTGATGGCGATGCACAAGAACTTTATTGGCGAGCCTTCGTTTGTGATGATGGACCGCTCCAAATGCGCATTCACCATGACCTACGCGCCACTTGGCGAGTTGGCACCAAGGCATTATCTGGGTGACGTGACTTCGTATCTGGAAGCCACGCGCCACGGGCCGGCGGTAGGTGGTGGGGCGCACCTAGGGGCGTTTCGCTTGCACGCAAACCAAGACTCGAATAAAGACAACCCGCGCCACACATTAGGGATTGTGGATTGGGAAATGTTTATGCGGTATGAATATCTTGGCGGCAACATTAATCGCGTAACCGCTGAAGATTGGGGGCGTACGGTTTTGCAAACCTACTGGGCTGAGATGGAGCGCAGGCCGCAGTTGCGTTTATTTCACTCGCGTTTGTCAGCGGATATGGCGTTTAACAAACTTGCCAGCATGAGCGGGTTTCTTCAGGATTACCACGCGTTGCGCATGAATCTTGCGCATTGATGCACGAATGTGCTAGTGTCGGCCCCCAAATGGGGGTAGTGCCATGAAAGCCAAGCCAGTGTGGGATAAACCGCGTCCAAAGTCATTGGGCAAGAGCGAGCCGTTATCCAAAAAGGAGAAAGCCAGCGCTAAAGCCATGGCGAAATCCGCTGGAAGGCCCTACCCAAACCTCGTTGACAATATGCGTGCTGCAAGGTCCAAGAAATGAGCAAGCAGGTGCGCGATTCAGCCGGGCATTTGTGGCCTGAAGTTATTGGTCGCTTTGGCACAACGACGATGCTTACAACGTCAGACGCAAGCCAGCAATCGCACGCTGCCGCAACCGGCGTAACGCTGATGCGTGTTTCCAATGGCTCCGATGATGGCAGGCACTTGCATTTCAAAGTAGGCGCAAACCCAATTGCAACGGTTGATGATCCCATCATTCCTGCTTATCAAACTGAGTATGTGGCGGTCAATCCTGGCGATAAAGTTGCCATTATTTCGGGCCATAGCCACACTTTTCACGTCACCATCACTGACATACTGCCATCATGATGAAAAAGACCAAAGCCGAGAAGAAAATCTCAAAGGTCATGCGCGAGTACAAGGCCGGCAAATTGCATTCCGGCAGCAAGAAAGGGCCGGAAGTGACAAATCCTAAGCAAGCCATAGCCATTGCGTTGTCCGAGGCCGGTAAAGCGAAGAAAAAGTGATGGAATGCCCTATTGAAACCAAAGACCCTGTTGCGAACTTAAAGAATCGCAATTGGGCGTTTGCCAATGTAGGTTACGGTCCCGCTAACCCTGAATTGCCTAACCGTGAATTTTGGGACGCCAAAGCCGAAACGTGGAATACGGACTTAGCGCAAGCCAAGTCGATGCGTTGCGGTAACTGCGCCGCCTTCATCCAAACGCCTGAAATGATTGAGTGCATCACAGGTGGTATGGAGGATGAGAGCGGCGAAGAAAACGGCGAAGAAGGCGAAGAGGAAAGCGGCAAATCGTACGAAGAAGGCGAAGGCGAAGAGAACGAAGACTTAGAGATGGCGGTGCAAGACGCCGCCGATCTTGGTTACTGCGAACTATTTCACTTTAAGTGTGCAGCGGCACGCACATGCGACGCCT